CTTTGGAGTGCAAGCATTACTTAAAGTCGTACTTTCACGAAATACAGGAATAAAAAAAACGCAATTGCCAACAAGTTGACAATTGCGTTTTCAATAAGTGACCCCGATGGGATTACTTTGTTTGTTTAAGCTAAAAATAAGACTGTTTAAAACGATGTTTAAAAATTACTGGTACAAAGATAGTTGCATTCTTTATATTCAATCGAAAATAATTACTGTTTAATTTGGTTAGCTCAAAAAATGACAGTACTTTTGACAGTATGTTTCCGTTGGGTCGTTCTCAATCTTTTGTCAGTACTTATTTATACAGCCATGAAATACAGTTGTACGTTTTATTTAGATAAAGAGAAAAATGGTTTTTGTCCAATTAATGCATCTGTTACTTATGCCGGTACCAGATTAAGGTATTACATTGGTTATCGTATTCAAAAAGAGAAATTTGTTTCCTTTAGCGATGAATTTGGCACAAGATACCATGCGAAAAAAAACTCAATAGGACTAGAAGGCAAAACATCAGTAAAGTACAATGCTATTAACGACCGTTTACAAGCAATCAATGTGGAACTGTCAAACCTACTTCAAAACGCGAAGGAAGCACCAGACAAACAATTGATAATAGAAAAACTGAATGCAGTTTGCAATAAAGTAGAAAATGCAAAAGAGATCGTTTTTGATACTTTCTGGACAACCTTTGACCGATATAAGGAAACGGCAGATGTTACCCCTTTGAGCCGAAAGCAAATCAAATCAAGCTACAATCAATTTGAAGCCTTTGAGAAAACTTTAAAAGCAAAACTTACATTTGATACAGTTACCGGAGAAACGCTCTCAGCATTTGAACAGTGGCTTAAAGATGGTACACGTGGGCGTAATTCAATAGCCTCAATTCTAAAACGCCTGCAACGTTTTTTTTCTTGGGCTATCACCGACCAAAAACAACATAACATCGAAGTAACAATAAAAAATCCATTTGCAGACTTCAAAATTACCCCGGAACTTTACGGCACACCAATAGTACTACAAAAGAAAGAGCGCGACTTGCTTTTTAATTTTGTCTTTGAAAATGAAAGACTTGCAAAAGTTCGGGATATTTTCATTTTTCAATGCTATTGTGGAGCACGTGTGAGCGATCTAATGAAACTCTCAATAAACAATCTTCATGGTGATACTTTGCGTTACGTTCCGCAAAAGACAGCCAAAGAGAACATGAAAACTGTTGAAATACCATTGAATAAAAAAGCCATTCAAATACTTAAACGTTACAAAGACCCCGAAGGCTATTTGTTACCTCGCATGAGTGATACAGAGATAAACCGAACCCTGAAGACTGTTTTTGAAACAGCAGAACTTGACAGGCCAGTTGAACATCTAAACCCTAAGACTGAAACGATTGAATTTTTACCTCTTCATAAAGTGGCAACCACACATTTGGCCCGCAGAACCTTCGCCGGCTTAATGTATAACGATGGAGTGAAAGACGACATAATTGGGTCTATGACCGGGCATTCAGAAAACTCAAAAGCATTTACCAGATACCGGGCTATAGATATAAACTTAAAGAAAAAAGCAACGAAAAACCAATAACACAACCAATAAATTAACTGAGGACGATTATGGAAGTAAAGTCAAATGATAGCGGCTTATATATCAGTGAGGACAACGTTGAAGATTTCGAAATAGGCATGTTAGTTGAAGTTTTCGATATTGATAACGAGCTTATTATAGAAAGCCTTTGTGAAGAGGATATATATGTGGATGAGGACTATCATGAGGATTATGATGAGGGTTATAATACAAAGTCAGAAACAATCAATATGATAAATAAAACAACTAATTTACTGGATAGTGATGACAGTATAGATAAGCTTTTAAAACTTATAGACATAAGAAAGGATTTGCATGGATTTGATAAATTAGGAGTTTTACGAGGTGAAGCTGGTGCTGAAATTGAAAAATTAGAAGCCAAGTATAGACTTGGAAAGCTATCTCAATACCCCGATAGAAAAAGCAACGGACTACTTAATAACAATGGTATAGTCAAGAAAACTGAACTTGATAATTCGATTAAAAATAATTCAGATATATTGCTTAAGGAATTGACAACAGACAAAGCAAAAGAATTATTCAACAGGGCAATTAATGCCGGATTAGTTGTTGAATCCGGGAATGGTTATGAGTGGAGAGGTTTAAAAAGTGAGTTGGCATATTTTGCTGAACTTGCAAGCGAGCACTTAAATTTGCAACATGGAGAAAAAAGGAATTCATTTAAACCCTTTGAGACAATTTTTGGATTTAAGGGTTTAAGCGGCGCAGCAAATGATTATAAAAAGCTTGGGAAAGTGCCTTGTAAACACAAAGAAATAGAAAAAATATTCCAATAGAATTTATTATTAACACCCATATCGAACCCTATGTATGACCTACATAGGGTTTTTTGTTTCCTGCTGGTCTGTTTCTTTGCAAAAGAATTAATGCACAAAATCATCAATTGTAATAAAATTTACAAACAATAGATTTTCATTCATAATAATTTTGCAACATAAATAATTAAAATCATGAAAAAAAGAATTTTAGTTCCAACAGGAAAAAAGAAAGAGATCATGTCTCAGCTGGGTGCGACTTACCAAACAGTTCGCAATGCCTTAAATGGTAATAGTAAAAGTCTTTTGTCTAATAAAATCAGACAAAAGGCCCTTGAATTAGGTGGCGAATATGAACGGGAAGTTTAATGATCAAATAATCAGAAACAATGAGCACAACGACTAATGACACCCGACCTCTTTATCAACTAACAGTAGAGGAAGATAACGCCAGAATTTCTAAAATAGTGAATGACATCTTTGCTAAATACAACATAATATCTCAAGTTCCACCCGCTACTACTCCTCGAACTAAAATTAACGGGATTAGAGGCCTTTCCAATTTTTTAGAGGTATCACTGCCAACCGCACAACGCCTGAAGAATAAAAAGCTTTTCCCTTTTTATGAAAGTGGGAATAAAGTCTACTTCTTTTCAGATGAGGTGAATGCTGGATTAAAAGTTGAAGCCAAAGTGAAAGTGAATAAATAATTGTTGATCATGGCCAAAAATCTAAATAATAAGAATTCAATAAACCAGGGCCAACAATCAGTCATAGATGTTTTGCCGCCTTCAGACATATCAGCTGAAAAGTACGTCTTAGGCTGTTTAATCTCTGAATCGGACTCATTTGATCGAGTGTCTGAAATACTTTCAGAGGAATGCTTTTACTATGATGCTAATCGTGACATCTTCTTAGCTATTCTCTGTCTTAAAGAATCCGGTCAGCCAATTGATTTGATAATTGTGTCTGATAAGATTCGAAACATTAAATCAAACATAAATGTAGGTGGATTGTACTATGCTACATGTTTAGCAACTGAAACATCAAGCACGTCACATCTTGAGTATCACTCAAGTGTTTTGCTCGAATTATCTGCAAAAAGAAAACTTCTTAAGAAAATATCAGAGGTACCGATATTGATTGACTCAAGAACCGACATTTCAGATGTGTTGGAAACTTCTTTCTATGGAGGGAAATTATTATCCATTCAGCTTGTATCCATTTTCCGCATGCCTAGTTTACAAATTTGCTTTTAAAGAGTTGAAAATGAAGTATTATATGCACGATTCAAATTCATTTAACGACGAAAAGATAACAGAACTTTTCATGAATTTCGGTTATGAGGGTTTAGGGCTATTTTATACTCTTCTTGAGAAACTTGCATCTCAAGAAAAGCCAATCAAAACAAATGTATTAAAGTCACAATTGAAAGTTGGGAAAAAGCTAGAAAAATGTTGGAAGTTTATGGAAAGTCTCAAACTAATTCATACAAACAATGGAGAAACTTTCAACAAACAATTGCTAAACTATAGCGAAAAGTATGTAATAAAAAAAGAAAAAAACGCTAAAAGAATTTCAGAATGGCGTGAAAATCAAAAAGTTGAAGAAAATGTAACGTGTAACAAAAGTGTTCGTAACGCTCCTAAAGATAATATAAGTAAAGATAATATAAGTAAAGAAGGAATAAAGAGATTTATACCGCCCTCTATAAATGAAGTTTCAATTTATATTTCTGAAAATAAATTGAATGTTGATTCTCGAAACTTTATTGATTACTACACTGCAAACGGCTGGAAAGTAGGTAAAAACCCAATGAAAGATTGGAATGCTACAGTAAGAACCTGGCACAATCGCAGCAAAACGGACAAAGTAACTTATCGACATCCTTCAACAGAGCTTTTTGATAAAAATATTGACGAACAAGTTAAAAGATTTTAGATATTATGAATGAATTTGCAGAAATTTTCGAACAAATGAAGGTCCACGGGCTAAAAGTTCCGGCTAACAAAACCATAATAAGAATACCCAACGCAAAAACTGTGCTTGAAAATGCTATGAGATACTTTCTAAGCCTCGAAGGCAAAGAGATGAACTGGCTGCCGCAATATGATTTAATCGCTGAATGGCTCGAGAATAATTATGGTAGAGGGCTTTTGTTGTATGGTAGTTGCGGGCTAGGTAAAACATTCATCACTCGTTATGCAATTACGGCTATAATACTTAAATACTGCAATAAGGTAGTTACTTCATACGATATGATTGATGTCAACAAGGAACCTGACAAGGTGCTTTCAAAGCATATTATTTCGCTTGATGATATAGGGACGGAGGATATATCTATAAAATACGGCGAAAAGAGATTAATTATCCCGGAAGTGCTTGATGCGACTGAGAAGTACGGAAAATTGCTACTAATGACTTCAAATCTGGGAGCTGAGGATTTAATCAAAAAATATGGCAACCGGACATTTGACAGAATTCTCGCAGTGACAAAACGAATCGAGTTTAATGGAAAATCATTCAGGGAATAGCCTATTTTTCAACAACAAACAAATATATACTAAAACAATGGGAGCTCCTAAAGGAAATCAATTTTGGAAATTACGGTCTAAGCATGGACGTGATAAATTATTTACTACACCTAAACTTATGTGGGAGGCTGCTTGCGAATATTTCCAATGGTGCGATGATAATCCATTTTATGAAGTAGAACAGGCAAAAAGCACACATAAGCCATATAAGGATAAAGATACTGGAGAAGTTTTATTCCCAGATCAACTTATAAGATTACCTAAAATGAGACCTTATACTATTCAAGGTATGTGTTTGTATCTAAGGTGCAATACAAAGTACTTTAACGAATTCGAATTAGCAATAAAAGCAAAGATAGACGAACAGTCAAAAGATTTTTCCGACATCGTTACGCGTATACGAGAAACTATCTATAATCAAAAATTTAGTGGCGCAGCTTCAGGGTTTTTAAATGCAAGTATAATAGCGCGTGATTTAGGCCTTGCGGATAAACAAGAGCTCACTGGAAAGGATGGGAAAGATTTAGTAACAACAATGACCTTTGTGATAGATAAGACAGCAAAACAAGACTTTGCAAGTTGTGAGGCCGAAGTAGATATGACGCCGTGGAAATCGTCAAGTGAAATAGAATAACAATTAATCAAGCACTTATAAACAAAATGGTGCATGCAGTCGCGAACTAACACGGCTGAATAATTCCACCTGTCTAAAGAATCAATTTAAAAAATAATTCAAAAAATGAAATGATATGTACAAACTTTACATTGAAATAGAAATCGGAGATACAACAGTTTGGAAGCTTGCAGACCTGGGAGATGATAAACCCGCAATGACAAAACAAGCGAATGATATCGCGGAGTTGAAAGACAGACAGGCGGATTACTCCCAATCATTAAAGCTCCCTCCTACTCACAATAATTGTCAGATGTTCGGTTTTTCTGATCAGCTGGATGTGATAACTGACTTTCCATACAAACGACATAATTGCAGATTATTTTCAAATGATTCATTGATTGCCGGGATAGGATCTTATCTTATCCTTACGAAAGCAAACAAGTATTTAGAAGTTCAGATTCTCAGTTCTAACGCTGACTTCTTTTCAACGCTTGAATCAAAGCCAATGAGTGAGCTTGATCTAGGCCATTGCCAACGGTCCGGTTATGGATTCTTTGATGATTATGCAGTTTCAAATGATAAAGGTTGGTGTATGGCAGCCGCTATCTACACCAAAGGTGAACAAATCTCACCTAACAATGCCGGAGGAAATCAGTACCCTTTTGTTTTTGTGAAATATGTTATTGATAAGATACTTCAATCAAACGGATATCAACCATTAGTCACAGGTACGAATACTAATATCCCACTGATTGAAATGTCAAAAAAGGCAATCAATATTAGCACTCTAATTCCTGATACCAATAGCCTTTTGATTTATAACGCATCAGCTAAGTGCGAGAATAGAGGGTCAATTGATACTATTACATTGGTAGCCTTTGATATCCTTACTCCCGGAACAGGATCATTAGTTCAAAGCACTAGTCCGATAGGGATACTTTACAACGCACCAGCAGCGTGCAAGGTTACTATTAATTTTTCAGTTGTTGGCACCGGGAATATTGGAAGCCGGCAAGTTGTTGAGATCCGAAACAAAACAACAGACGTAGTAATTTACACGAATGATTTTACATTGGCAGTTAGTGGAGAGATAAGGACGTTTACTCAAGAGGTAGAACTTGCAGAGCTAGACCAAATTCAAGTAAAGGTGCAAAGTGTACGAGTAATGCCAGTTGCTAAATACAACTTCTTTGTAAATACGATCACATTCACAAACGTAGTTGCTGATACAATCCCATTGACTGGAGTTATCCCTTTCGCTCCAAATCTAGGTTTTGATACGCAACTAGATTTCTTTCGAATGTTCACTCAGCTGTACGGATTGACAGTGCAGGTAAACAACGACACAAAGGAAGTTTTCGCCTATACAATGCAAAAATTGTACGATAATAAATCACTGAAGAAAGACTGGAGTAATAAGGTCAACGATAATAAAACAGACAAGTATTTTACCGTTCGCAGTTACGGCCAAAAAAACAACATAAAATTCGATGATAACTCGACCGACATCGTAACGGATAAAGGCGTGTTCTCTATCATGAATGAAACGCTACCACTTGATAAAGATTTATTCTCTATCAAGTTGGAAGCCGGATTTGATGCACTATCTATGGGAACATCAGTGGCAAGTATTCCACTTGAGGAAGTGAAAGTCGATGGAGATATAACGACACGAACGTTCAAAGATGGAAAGCCTCACATCGTTGAAATAAGCAATGGTCAGGTTACATTTATGAGTGCTCAAATGAATGCTAAGATAGCCAATCACGTAAACGCTCAATCATTCGTTGATAACTATTACGCTCGATTAATCGAAATGTTATACCGGGCAAAATGGATAGATGAAGAGTTCTGGCTTACTGATAAGGATATTGAAGAATTCGACCACTTTATCCCGGTCTATATTCAAAAATACGGAGCATTCTTTTACGTGAATAAAATTAAGAATTATATCAGTGGTCAACTAACTAAATGCGAAATAATTAAACTATAAATCATGGATACTGT